TAGAGTTACAACAGGACTCTAAATCAGCGTCTCGGTGGGGAACAAACTTCAATGGTGAGTATTTTGCAATCGGTGTTGGCGGCGCTCTGGCTGGTCGCGGTGCTGATCTATTTATTATTGATGACCCACACTCCGAGCAAGAAGCCAAACAAGGCAGACCGGACGTTTTTCTCCCTGCTTGGGAGTGGTTTCAGTCTGGTCCTATTCAGCGTCTTATGCCTGGTGGTGCAATTATTATTGTTATGACCCGTTGGTCTAAATTGGACTTAACCGGGCAAGTTATTAACCACATGGTCCAGAATGAGGACGCGGATCAGTGGGAGATCGTTGAATTTCCAGCGATTTTGCCCTCTGGCAACGCATTATGGCCTGAGTTCTGGGACGTTAAAGAACTTGAGCAAAAACGCATCGGCATGGACCCCAGATATTGGCAAGCCCAATATATGCAGAACCCCACCGCCGAAGAGGGAGCGTTAATAAAAAGAGAATGGTGGCAGATTTGGGACAGTGAACGACCACCGCAGTGTGAGTTTGTGATTATGTCTTTGGACGCGGCACAAGAATCAAACAATCGTGCCGACTATAATGCTCTGACCACCTGGGGGGTCTTCTTCAATGAAGAAACCGACAACTACAACATCATCCTCCTTAACGCCATCAAAAAGCGTATGGAGTTCCCAGAACTCAAGAAGATGGTTCTTGAGGAGTACAAAGAATGGGAGCCTGATTCTTTCATCGTGGAGAAAAAGTCCAACGGAGCAGCCCTCTATCAGGAACTGCGACGCATGGGCGTACCTGTATCAGAGTTCACACCAGGTAAAGGGCAGGATAAGATAAGCCGTGTGAATGCCGTGTCCGACTTATTCAGTTCGGGTATTGTGTGGGCACCAGATAAGAGATGGGCTAAAGACGTGATCGAGGAGTGTAACGACTTTCCGAGTGGAGCAAACGACGACCTGGTCGACTCTACCACCCAGGCGCTCCTGAGATTTAGACAAGGTGGCTTTATTAGACTGCCGTCTGATGAGCCGGATGAAGAACAGTATTTTAGGCGCAAACAAGCGGCCTACTATTAAGGATAGACCATGGCGATCGATAAAGCACTTAATCAGGCCCCGTTGGGATTAGATTCCATAGAGGTTGAGGAAGAAGAAATGACTATGGAGCCTGATCTTGAGATCGAGATCGAGGACCCAGAAGAGGTAAAGATCCGTGCTGGTGGCCTAGAGATTGAGATCGAGCCGGGTGAAGAAGACGAGGACGACTTTAATAAGAACCTGGTCGAGGAGATGGACGACGGCGAGTTGTCCGAGTTGGCTGGTGACTTGCTTGGCTCATTCCAGGATGACCTGGACTCCCGCAAAGACTGGATGCAGACATATGTAGATGGTCTGGAGTTGCTGGGGATGAAGATCGAAGAGCGCACGGAGCCTTGGCCCGGTGCCTGCGGTATCGTCCACCCCTTGCTGTCTGAGGCCCTGGTGAAGTTTCAGTCTGAGACCATCATGGAGACATTCCCCGCCATGGGGCCTGTCAAGACCCAGATCATTGGCAAAGAGACCCAAGAGAAGAAAGAAGCAGCCGTCCGGGTTCGTGATGACATGAACTATCAGTTGACCGAGCGGATGGTCGAGTATCGGCCCGAGCATGAGCGCATGCTCTGGGGCCTTGGTCTGGCAGGCAACGCGTTCAAGAAAGTCTACTTTGATCCGGGCCTCGATCGCCAGACTTCCACATTTGTACCGGCAGAAGACATCGTCGTGCCGTACGGTGCGTCGAGCCTAGAGACAGCCGAGCGTGTTACTCACGTGATGCGTAAAACCGCTAACGAGATGAGAAAACTGCAGGTAGCGGGCTTTTATGCAGATGTCGAGTTGTCGGAGCCACAGGATACGTTCGATGAGGTTGAGAAGAAGATCGCAGAGAAGATGGGGTTCCAGGCCACTTCCGATGATCGCTACAAGATCCTGGAGATGCACGTTGATCTCGACCTACCGGGCTACGAGGACAAGGATGATGACGGGGAGCCGACAGGGATTGCGCTGCCTTACGTCGTTACTATCGAGAAGCAGACCCAGACAATCCTAGCGATCCGTAGGAATTGGCACCCAGACGATGAGACTAAGCAGAAGCGTCAGCACTTTGTTCACTATGGCTACATTCCGGCGTTTGGCTTCTATTGCTTTGGTCTTATCCACCTTATTGGCTCTTTCGCTAAGTCCGGTACGAGCATTATTCGTCAACTCGTTGACGCTGGCACACTGTCTAACCTCCCCGGAGGCTTTAAGACACGCGGACTGCGCGTTAAGGGAGATGACACCCCCATCGCCCCGGCGGAGTTCCGAGATGTAGACGTGCCGTCCGGCACAATCAAAGACAACATCATGACGCTGCCCTACAAGGAGCCGTCGCTGGTGCTGTCTCAGTTGCTCGACAAGATTATCGACGATGGGCGTCGGTTCGCGGCGATTGCTGACCTTAAAGTTAGTGACATGTCAGCCCAGAGTCCTGTGGGGACCACGCTGGCGATCCTTGAGCGCATGCTCAAGGTGATGAGTGCTGTTCAGGCACGCATCCACTACTCGATGAAGCAGGAGTTCAAACTCCTCAAGACCATCATCCGTGACTACACCCCGCCTGACTACTCCTACGAGCCAGAAGAGGGCACCCGTGCTATCAAGCAGTCGGACTACGACCAGGTTGACGTCATTCCTGTGTCCGATCCGAACGCTGCCACCATGTCGCAGAAGGTTGTCCAGTACCAGGCCGTGCTGCAGTTGGCCCAGGGTGCGCCTCAACTCTACGATATGCCGCTCTTACATCGTCAGATGCTAGAAGTGCTTGGCATCAAGAACGCTGAGAAATTAGTCCCGACTGCGGACGACCAGAAACCTCGTGATCCGATCTCTGAAAACATGGCCGTGATAAATGGCAAACCGGTCAAAGCCTTTATTTACCAGGATCACGAGGCCCACATCAAGGTCCACATGATGGCGATGCAGGACCCGAAACTAGCGCAGATCATGGGCCAGAACCCACAGGCGCAGATGATGCAGTCAGCCATGCTGGCTCACATCAATGAGCACATCGCGTTCCAGTACCGCAAGGAGATGGAGGAGCAGATCGGCACCGAACTACCGGCTCCCGATACCGACATTCCTGAGGAACTTGAACTGGCTATCTCGCGTCTGGCGGCTCGTGGAGCAGAGAAGTTGCTGCAGAAAGACACGGCTGAGATGGCTGCACAACAAGCCCAGGCTGCGGCTCAGAACCCGCTTACCCAGATCCAGATGCAGGAGTTGGCTGTCAAACAAGGCGAACTTGAGCGCAAGAAGCAGAAAGACATCCTGGACGCTGCCGCTAAACGTGACCAGATTGAGGTCGAGCGTATGCGGATCGAGAAGCAGGCTGAGATCGACGGAGCCAAACTTGGCGTTCAGATCGCCAAGAGCAAAGCCGATAGCGCCGCTAAGAACGAGGCCGAGGGCATAAGACTCGGGCTTGAGATGGGCCGCGTCATGCGGGAAGGCAAACAACCAAAGAAGGAGAGTAAATGAGTGATGACCTGCTGAAGTATCTATCAAAGCGGATACAGGAAGAAGTAGACGTCATTAGAAACGATTTGGCCTTAGGTAAGGCCAAAGACCACGGCGATTACAAACACGCTTGTGGGATGGTTCGTGGGCTACTAATAGCCAACAACATTTTAATGGAAACCTCTGAAAGGATGAGAAAAGACGATGAGTGAAATCCTAATCGGCACAAACCCCGATAACCCGGATGCAGCAACGGTTCTACCAGAAACACCGGAGCAGAAGGCCAAACAACTTCCTGACCCGTCTGGCTACAGAATTTTGTGTGGCATTCCGGAAATTGATAACAAATTCGACAGTGGCATTCTCAAGGCTGACATTACTCAGCATCACGAAGAACTCCTCACAACGGTTCTTTTTGTGATGAAGATGGGCCCGGATTGCTACAAAGATGAGTCTCGGTTCCCAAGCGGACCCTGGTGTAAAGTGGGCGATTTTGTGTTAGTGCGTCCTCACACCGGTACCCGCGTCAAGATTCACGGTCAAGAATTTCGCATCATCAACGACGACTCCGTAGAAGGGGTTGTTGAAGACCCACGCGGTATTTCACGAGCATAAGGAGCCTTCAAAATGGCAGAAGAAAAAGATTTTGAGATTGAAATCGAGGGTCAAGAACCCGAAGATAAGGGTAAACCCGCACTAGAGGCTAAATCTAAAGTCGATTTGGATATTGAGATTGAGGACGATACCCCGGAGGAAGATCGTGGTCGTACCCCGATGCCCCGTGAGTTAGTCGAGCAACTGGACAAGGATGAACTCGATAAGTACGACGAGGAAGTCAAGTCCAAACTCAAGCAGATGAAGAAGGTTTATCACGATGAGCGTCGCGAAAAAGAGCGCGTTTCTCGTGAATACCAAGAGGCTTTGGCTTTGGCACAGAAGGCGATCGAAGAGAACAAGCGTCTCAAAACTCGTCTATCTGAGGGCGAAAAGATTTATGCAGATACCGCCAAAGACGCCGCCCAGCGGGCAGTAGAGATGGCGAAACGTGAGTACAAAGAGGCTTATGACGCAGGTGACGGCGAGGCTCTAGCCGCCGCTCAAGAGAAACTGACTCAGGCTACTTTGAATCTGCAAACTGCAAATAATTTCAAACCTTCTTTACAAGAGACTGAAAAAGAGGTAGAAATTAAACAAGTGCAGCCGCAAAAGGCTCCGCTTGATGTTAAAACTGCTGATTGGATGGATAAAAATCCATGGTTCGGTAGCCCAAAACATAAAGCGATGTCTAGTTTTGCATATGGCTTACACGAAGAATTACAGGACGAGTACGGCGCCAAATACGTCGGCTCGGACGACTATTTCAGGCGCATCGACAAAGAGATGCGCCGGACCTTCCCCAGGTACTTCGGTGAGGTAGATGGGGAAGAACCAGAGGCTGACGAGTCCAAATCCTCTCAGCAGCGTGCAAAGGCAGCACCAGTAGTTGCTCCTGCATCACGTAGCACGGCTTCCAAAAAGGTCAGGCTAAAACAGTCGCAGTTAGCGGTTGTTAAGAAACTTGGGATTACTCCCGAGCAGTATGCAAAAGAATTTTTGAAATTGGAGAACTAAAATGGCTGAAAACCGACTTGCACGTGAACTAGAGAAACGAAGTGAAGTAGAGCGCCCAAAATCGTGGCAACCCGCTTCTTCCCTACCTGAGCCGGACAAACAGGCAGGCTACGTTTACAAATGGATTCGTGTCTCTATGAATGGTCAGCGCGACCCGAAGAACGTCTCATCCAAACTCAAAGAAGGTTGGGAACCCGTTCGGATCGAAGAGCAACCACGTTTCAAACTTTTCATCGATGGCAATAGCCAATTCAAAGACGGCATTGAAATCGGTGGCTTGTTGTTATGCAAGATGCCAACTGACTTTAGGGATCAACGCGGGGCTTACTTCGCGAAGAAAAATAGAGATCAGATGGATTCTGTTAACAACCACTTTCTACGCGAGAATGATCCTCGTATGCCTGTGTTCTCTGAGCGCAAGTCTACGTCGTCGTTCGGTTCTGGACGTTAACTCTTTTAACGAGGTAAACAAATGGCATATCCTACCGTTTCAGCCCCTTACGGGCTAATCCCGATCAACTTGATCGGCGGACAGGTCTTTGCTGGTGCTACTCGTCAGATCCCCATCGCTTCCGGTTCTGCAACCGCCATTTTCTACGGCGACGTTGTAAAACTGAACAGCGACGGCACTCTTGACAAGGATACCGGCACTGATTCCGCTACTCCTGTTGGTGTTTTTCTTGGTTGCTCCTACGTGGATCCCACGTTTGGCCTGACCTTCCGTCAGTACTACCCCGGTGCTTTGACCAACTCCACGATTACTGCATACGTGCAGGATGACCCGGATGCTCTGTTCAAAGTTGCTGTCGTTTCCTCTGGTACTACCA